CCCTGGCTCGCCAATAGAAGCCTTTGCTTGCCCCGCAGCGGCGCCGGCATACTTCTCACAAATCCGCATCGCCCGCGCGTGCATCTGCCCGGTCAATCGTTTCAACCGCTTGTCTTCTACCTTGAACCCGACCAACTTCACAATCGCCGCCATCACCCTAACTCCCTACCGTCCTAACTTCCTATTACGCGATTTCTTTCACCATCATTACCCTCTGCAACCGCCGCGCCTCTACATCCAGCACGTCCCACGTCCTGCCGTCCCAAACCAGCCGGTCGCCGGGCTGCACATCCGCGTCCACCGCCGCCCACACCACCCGCACCGTGCCCTGCACCTGCGCGTGCTGCAACTTCTGCCAGTCCCGCAGCGATGGACGGCGCACCTGGCACGCCAACGACCCTACATCCTGCCAGGTCACCACCATGCCACCTGCGCCGTCGCTCGTCCGCGCCGCCCGCTGCACCGTGGCCTGCTCTGTAAACGCCTGCGCCCCTAACGCAGCCCGCAAACCTGCCATCTCAGCCGTGTCCACAGCGCCCTAACCTCCTAACCTGCCTAATCTCATCCTGTTATCTCCGCCACACTCGCCCACGCCCTCGCCCGATACCGCTCTGCCTGTTCCCGCAGGCTGGCCGCCATCTGCGAACGCTTGAACGAATCGCCGTCCGTCCCGAAGTCATAATCCCGCGCCAACCGTGCTGCCCATTCCTCCAGCAGGTCAGCCGCGGCCGCATAGAGGTCGTAATACTTGCCCCGAATCAGCACCGGCGGGGCCTGCCCGGCGTTGAAAGTCCACTCCCCGTTCATCCAGTCTGCATCATCTGGCGTCAGCGCGTTGTAACTGCCGTCCATCAGCACCGCATCGCTCTCCCACGGCGCGGCCCCCGACCGATAAGTCGTGTAAATCGCCTCACCCCCCGCTGAGTATTCCGCCACAGGCTGCAGCGCCGCATACTCAGCATGGAACCGGTGCGCGTCCAAAGCCGCCTGCACCGCGTCGTCATCGAAAGCATAATTGGCAGCGTCTGTGTCGCCAATCATCTGCCGCACTCTGGCAATCAACTTACCCATCGAATCCCGCGCCATGCTGGCCTCCTAACTTCCTAACCTTCCTGACGCCCTAACTTTCTTCTTCCTTCGCCTCAGCGTGCCCTGCCTTCTCCTGCACCCCGCCGCGCACCTGCACGAACCCGCGGCGCTCAAATGCTTTCACCTTCTCCGCGGCCACCCAAATCGTGACCACTGTTTTCTTGCTCTTCCGTTGCATCAAAACCGCAGCCTTGTTCTGCATCATGCCACCTCCCGCAAACCGCAAATCTTGGATCGCCAATCTTTACCCGCTGCTTTTCTCTTTGCGTGCCTTGCGTTTCCCTGCGTCTCCGTGCGCCTCTGTGCCTCTGCGCCTCTTTGCGCCTTTGCGTTCCTTCTGCACCTCATACTTCCCGCTCGCCACCAACCGCACCGCGTGCGCTTCGTCCACCAGCCACACCAGCCCGGTTTCCAGATTCTTCACCCAAATCATTTTCCGCTTTTCACTCATAACGCCTAACCTTCCTAACGATCTATCGGCGCATGGGGCGGCAAGCCCCATCACGGCCTATCTCCCTAACTGCCCAACTTCCTAACTTCCTAACGGCCTCTCGGCTTGCCGCCCCTCATTCGCAAATCCCAGTGATTAGCTCTTGTTCGCCGTGAGCACGGCAATCGCCTCAGAGCGCACCAGTTTGGCGCCGTATACATGCAAGCCCTTCACCGCGTCCGCAAAGCGATCCTGCGGGCGGTAGGCTTCCAGTTTCAGAATCTGCTCGGCAAACGACCACGCCATCGGATGCCCGGCGATGATCTTGTAAAGTGTCCCATCCGTGTTAGGCACGTTGTTGCTCTTCAGCACGGTGAATCCGGCTGCCTCACCCACCTGGCCGTTGCGCAGGGTGGCGTCGGTGGCCGCGGTGCCCGCCTTCACGAAACGGTCGTCTTTCAGCAGCAGCCCGTAGAACCAGGGCGGCACAATCACCCACCGACCGGCCTGCGGCACGTTTGCCTCGTCCAGCAGCACGCCCATGTCCACCAGGTATTCGTAGGCGTTGGAAGCCGTCGGCACAATCGGCGAAGAGTCGTCGCCAATCGTGTTACCGGAAGCCACGCCGGTGTACAAGCTCGCAATGTACTGATCTGCCGCGTCCCGTAGTGCATAGGCTGCCTCGCGCATGGCCGCATCCATCACCTTCGGTTTGCCCTGCACCGCATCGATGTCGTCCACGAAGAAGTTGAAATACTTCGCCTGGTCAATGGTCAGCATCTTCTGGTCAGAAGACAACTGTTCAGGCGCGCCGATGGTGCCGTTCTTGGTGTAGTCGCCCACGGTGATCGCGCCAATCGCGTTGATCTTCACCGTGCCGCCCACGTTCTTGATCTCGCCTTCGTAGTCCCGGTTGATCACACCGGTTTGGCCGTAAACCAGCGCCTTCTGCAAGTTGGTCAGCAGCCGAGCGCTCCATACGGTCGGAATGAAATTGTCCAAAGCCATCGTCCTACCCTCCGTCAAAAGTCAAATCACGAATGCCCTTCCAACACCGCTTGCACCTCGTCCCACCGGCTGTTGATTTCCTCCGGCGACATGCGTTTGATGTCTTCCAAGGTCAAACGGCTGCTTTGGCCGCGTGCGGGGTTCGTGGCGCTTGCCTGGGCGCCTCCGCTTACCAGGAAGGGATAGGCCTGCACCAAGTCGCGCAGTAGAGCTTCCACATTCGTCGGCTTGCCGTCGTCGTCAAACGCCAGACGCTCAGTATCCAGCAGCCGCCAGGCCACATCCGCCGACTGAATCCCCAGCCGCTGCGCCACAGAGGCCACCTCGAAGCGTACCGCCTGTTCACGAGCGCGTGCCGCCAGGGCATCGCGTTCCTTTTCCAGTTCGGCCAGCCGCTTCTGCAAGCGTTCCTGCTCACTCATCTCGGCCTCTTCCTTCTCCTTCAGCGCCCGCTCCAGTTCCCGCAATCGCTTGCGATACTTCGCGGCCTCGCTGCGCAGTTCCTGCACATACGCAGCATCAAACACCTTACCCTCACCGCCTTCCGGCTTCTGGCCTTCGGCGTTGGCCTCCTGGGCCTGCGCGGCTTGTGTTGCCGCCTCCTGATTTTGGGCATTGACCGCCTGGGTCGTTTCATTGCCCATCGTGCCACCTCCTGAAAAGATTGATTAAACGCAATACGCCCGTCAACACCGCCCCACATGCGTACAAAACGCACATGGAACCGTGTTGACGGGCGTAACTCCGTCGGTGCCGCAATTATTCGAATTTTACCGTGCCCCCGGGCGGGACTCCCGGTCCCCGCATAGCCTTAAGCCCTTACGGGCTTGATCCGGCCGTAGATGGGAGATTCTCTACCTCCGGGGGCTTGCACTCTTATTATACCATAAATTACGGCCAAACTTTTCTTCCATCGCGTTTACCTTTTTCAACCTCTGTTACTCGTGCCCACCGCAGGGAAAGCAAAAATGGTTGCAATCCTCCATCATATGGACGCATAGCAACGGCGGCACGTAAGAACCGCTCACCTACTCGCAAGTAAAAAATAGCTACTCCTGCATCATCTTTGTTCCTGTGCACCTCGTCTGGATGGGAAAGTATTTTAACCAATAGACCTTCATATGGGCGCACGTCCGGATGCCGCCATAAATAGTGCTCACGACGTTCACGGGGCAAAACAATACCAGCAGCATGTTCATACCCCCATAGTGCGCTGACCTCGCGAGGTGTAAGAGTTAACAACACACGCTCTTTACCTTCCGCCAATTCTCTCATCCAACGTGCTTTTTGCGTAGCACTTTTCCATAAGTTGGCCTCATCCCCCAAAATCTCCTTCAAACTCCGACTGTAGTGCATCCCGCCCCACCGCCGGTCGTGCTTGTGCCCCACGAAATCTTCCAACCGCACCGCACCGGCGCGGAAAGCCAATCCCCCCGCCTTTCCCAAAATCTCGTCCTGCACCTCCGGCGGCTGTTTCGCCAGCCAGTCGCGCCCACATGTTTTCCGGTACGTCACCCCTGCAATCTTCGGTAACATCGTACATCGGCAATTCGGGTGCCCTTCCATCGGCTGCGAGGTCGGAAACTCCTTGCAGTCCAGCGCCAGGCACGCCGGGCAAACCCGCCGATCCTTCGCCGCGCTCCAAATCCAGCCCTCCACCACCTCGCTGCGCTCATACGCAGCGCGCGTAGCCTCACGATAAGCCCGCAGCATCTCCGTGCGAGCCGTGGTCATGGCTTTACTCAACGCCAGCCCCGTGGCCTTCTGCGCCGCATACCGCGCCGCCTTCCGCGGGTTCCACCCCGCGGCTAATCCCACCAAAAGCGATTGTCGCAACACCCCTGCCGCTTCTGCTGGCAGCGTCGCCGCCAAATACTCAGCCAGAGGTGAGCCATCGGCCAGGAGGCCCACTAACGTGGTAAAAGCCTCGTGGGGAAATGCCGCAAAGTCCACCCCCACAAGCCCTAACATCTCCGCCGTGGCTTGCGAAGCCATGTTCACCGCGTCCGCCTGCGCCTTGGTGGTTTCTCCCGCCGCCACTTGCGCCAGGCGCGCCATCTCACTGTCCATTTGCTGTAACAGCGCTTTCAACCGCTGCGATTGCCACAACTTCCCTGGTGAAACCTCCCCCTCCGCCTGCTCAATAGCCTGCAAGGTGGCCGTCAGTTCATCCCGCAGCCACTGGTACGCCTCGCCATACTGTTGCAGCAGCAGACGGTGCGCTTCGGCCTCCCGCTGCCGCAGCGCTGCTTTCCACTTCTGCCCGCAACTGTAAACGCTATCCTCCGGCCCGCAAATCGCCACGCCCTAACCTCCTAACGCCCTAACACCCTAACCACCTTCACCCTTCCCCCCATCAAACGCCCTCAACAGCGCCTCGCCCACGTCCTCCGTCGTCATCTGCGCCCGCGTCTTCTCCTGCTCCACCTCCGGGTCATAACCCAACTTCCGCAGCAGGGTATCCGTGCTCACACCCAGTTCCTTGTCGATCACCGCCGCTTGCCGCAACGCCATCGGATCTTGCGGCAACAACTCCGGCCAGTGCACCCGCACCCGCATACTCGGGTGGCCCCCCATCACTAACATCCTGCGGCTCACTTCGGACACCAGCGCACCGTACAACCTGCGCTTTGTCTCCGTCTTTTCCAGCAACGGTTCATACAGCACCCGCAGCGCCACCCCCGAAAGGTTGCCCAGGTTCTCCACCTTGCCCAGGCTCACCTCCGGCGTGCGCGCCACCTGCAGCAGCGCGTCTACCATTGCTCGGTAAACCTGCACCGCCCCCGACAAGTCGCCCTTTGCCGTCAAAATGCCCAACTCGCTGCGCTCGCTCGGCAAGATAATCATGTTGTCCACGCTCAAATCCATGTCCATTCGCCGGAACCCGCGCCCCCAGGTTTTGGGATGCGCGTGATAGCGCACAATCCGCAGCGCGTGGCTTAACAAGAAGTTCAATGCCCGATTCAGCCCCAGCACGTCCTCGCCCAAGTCACTCATCCCCCAAAACTCATTGGGCAGGGGCAGATTTTGCGCATGTACCATCGGTGCAAACGGCCACGGCCACGCCACCGTCTTCACCGTAACCCACGACCCGCCGCTCAAAGGCCGTTCCTGGTCAGCAATCGTCCACTGCCCGTTCTCGCCTTGGGCAATCACCTGCCGCCGCAGCCGGTCGCCCGCTGGGTACATGATGGTATAAGCCGTCACCCGCTCCACATCGTCCGGCGCCCAGGTCACATCCACCAGCCCAGCGTCCACCGCTACCAGCCGCGGGTAAGGGCGTGTGCGTTCATCCGGCGGCAGTAACTTCACGAAGACCTGCCCCGTTACCGAGCCGCCAATCGCCAGCCGTTGCAGGAAGCCCATCCAGCCGTTGGCTTCCCACGCAGCCCGCAGCCACGCCTCCGCTTCCGTTTCCTCACCTTCCACAATCTCCAGGCGGATCTCCTTCCCAAACAGAAAGTCCACGCTCTTTTCCACGATGATGCGCGCAAAGTTCACAATCACGTTGTCATCAGGCTTCCCCTTTTTCACCTTCAACGGCTTTGGGAACCGCCCGTAATACGCATCCCACGCGGTGCGGAACCGCCGCAAACGTTGCTCCTGCTCGCTCATCGTTTGCAGTGCCCCCGCGCTGCCTGCATTCTCCAGCCGTAGCAACCGCACAAGCCACCCTAACACGTCCATGCCTCACCTCCTGACACCTAAT